TTCCCATCACTCTTGCTCTTTGTTCCATAGCAATTGCTGCTTGAATTTTGTGAGCATGAGATCTTCCAGAGTTTCTTATTTTTGAAACACTTTCTTTTGCAGTTGCAACATCCTTAAATCCCAATCCGTGAATTGTTCCTTTTGGATCTTCGTCTGTGTAAAGATCAGAGTGTTTATCAGACTTATCTGGTTGTCCTGGTTTTTTTGGAATGCGAGGATCGTTCATTTCACTGAAAGGTGACTTTGATTTTGTTTCTTCGCCCTTTGCTCTTTTTTTACGAGCAGCACAGTGAGCTTTCTGAGAAAATCCACTAGGATTATCACAACTTATTGATCTTTTATATTTGTTAGACCAACTCATTGAAAAAAGATATTACTCTTTACTATTTAGAAATCCTTGTTTCAGTAGTTTTGATAATTCTGCTGTTGATCCAACGAATAAAGAATTATTAGTGACATTTGTAGTTGATTTTGTGGACTCTTCTTCTACGTCTTTCAGTTTCTTTTGCAGATCCATTAATTTGTCAGTCGTATCTGCAACACTTTTAATTAATTGCCCAGCAACTTCATATGCTCTTGGACTTCCACCTTCTCCAGCAAGTTCTAAAATACCATTAATCGCTTCTTGACCTTTCTCAATCAGTGAATAAAGATTTGCTCTTGTATAATCATAATCTTTTTTTATATCACCTTTATCATCACTTACAATTTCTATTGCAGTACTATCAGAATCAACATCAATGATGTCACTACTTTCTGTGGAAAGAATTTTATCTAATTTATCGAAAGAATTTGACATAATTTATCAGATATCAACTTGGCGAACTGGACTATAAGTTCTAGAATCTGTGAAGTAGTCGAAGTTTTCTGAGAATCCAAAATCATCATCTGGATCTATTCTTGCATCATCTGCCGCAGTTAGAACATCAATAGTACTGTTATCTACGTGCTCAGCAGCAATTGTTCCATCATATGCTCTTTGTACTGTAAGTATATTTCCAGAGATATTGTTAATCAACATAATTTCATTATCAATAACAATTCTATTATTAACTAAGAGAGATGAAGCATCATTAACTTGTAAAGTTATAACTGCTTTATTAATTGGTTCTGTTATGAATGTTGTAGCATCAGAATCATAATCTTTTAGTGCTTTTGCAGTCACTGTATATCTCATTTCTCTCTTAGCAGTTGTTCTATCAAGAGAACTATACTGGTCAACCTGAACCTTCTTGATAAGGCCATCGGTTGTTTCAGCAATAGGACCAAAGAGGTAAGTTTTTGCTGTAAACTGAAGAGTGTAAATTAGCGATCTTCGAGTTGAGAAATCCCCCTCATAATCATCTTGGAAATTTATTGACTCTAAGACTACGGGAATATCTCTTTTTTCTCCAATTGAGTCAATGAGATCAATTGTGATTGTAAATGCTGGTTGGAAAAATGGTAATATTTGTTCTACTATTTGCAATGCATCATCATTTAGTTTGGTTAGAATATTAAGTTCGAATCCAATATTATATGGAACTGGCAAGTAAACTTTCTTAAGATTAGTTCCATCCGTTACTTTAAATGTTTGAGTTACTCCTGCCTTTCTTGTTACATCATATTGCAAAGAATTCATCTCAAATGACATTCTTGGCAAACTAATTTGAGTTGGTTTATTTAACTCTGGTTGCTGTTCGATTCTTGCTAAAAACTTTTGTCTTGGTCCATATGCCAGTGGAACTCGCATATCACTAACTGTTAATCCATCATCATCTTTATGTTTGATATGAATCTGATTAAAGATAGTACCAAAAGATACAACAGTTTTTCTAATGATCTGATGATAAAAATAAGTTCCTAACATTAGTAATTACCAAATGGATTCGATTCTGAGAAATCTATAAGTTGATCTGCTATTGCTTCTATCTCATCATTTTGTGCATATGGATCGTAAATATCCATTTGATCATATGAGGACAGTGAGAAAATTGCTGAGGAAGCAGCACCAACTATGTCCTCACCTTCATAGAAGGTTCCACTATTTATTCCAACTTTAAGAGTATTGGTATCAGTATCCCAAGACTTAACTCTTGCTGTAGTTCTAGATTGTTCTCCAACAATTAATTCATTAAATTGATATGTACCTATTCCAGTAATTCTTGGTGGATTTGCAATAGTAACCGTTACATTGCCAGAAATATATCCATTGCCTGGATCAATAATTCTTACACCTGTAACTTGATCTGCATTATTAACAACTGCCACAGCTCTTGCTGTCGATAAACCAATCTTATCAGCAAAACTACTTCCAATGCTTATTGTTGGTGCTTCCGTATATCCAAGACCAGCATTCGTAATTACAATCGAAGTGATTGTTCCTGCAGAACCAACAACAGCATATCCTGTTGCCGTTATAAATCCAGAAGGTTGTGGATTGGGTGTTGAGAATGTAATAACTGGATTTTTATTTGGATCATAAAAAGTTCCACCATTAGCGATACTTATTGCATTAACGACACCTAAAGTAGAAATACCTGCAGTTGCCACTCCAGAAATACCAGTTGGATTTGATATTGTGACTATAGGTGGTGTTGGATATCCAGATCCTTGTGCTCCTATAGTTAACTGTGTTACTCCAAAATATCCATTTTCTATACTACAAGTAGCAGCTGCTCCAGTACCATTACCACCACTGATTGATATGGTTGGAGCTACCGTATATCCACTACCCGCGTTTGTTAATAAAATTTCAGAAATAGAATAAATTCCATTTCTACTTGTTGTGATTGCAACAGCTGTCGCTTGTGTTCCTCCGAGCGGAGATGAAAATGCAATAGTTGGTGTTGATGTATAATCATATCCATCATCATTTAAAAATATTTGTCTAACATATCCAGTGTTAACAGTAGGGTTAGCAGTTGCAGTTATACCTAATCCAGATAGAATTAGAGTTGTTATATAACCATCATCCTCAACCGTGCGATCAATTTCATCAATTGAAGTATCGAGGACTTCATCTTCATACTCGAATAGTTCACATTTTAATTCATAAACGTAATTCTTACCTAACTGATAGAAAGGACTTTCATGCTCAACAAATTTAACTTCGAATAGTCTCCCACCCAATGGAAAATAAATTAAGTCTCCTTCTTTTGGACGAGCACTGAGCAAAATCTCATCTTCTGGGAGACCTGCCGTAAATGGTGCTATAAAGTCTTCAAATCTTTCTCTAGAAATGACTAATGTAACCTCGTCTCTTAGAGACATTCCGAACTTAGTTAAAATATCTCCAGAACCAGCATATCCCTCATAGTTTTGTACATATGCTTCCAATAAAAAATTATCATCAAAAGTTGATGAACTAATTTCCTTTAAATCCTCATACCCGTAAAGTTTTCCTCTACCAACTACTTTTCTTGGAATATAAGTAACTTCGACGCCATATATTTTGAGTTGCTCATTGATCAACTCTTGTACAAGTCTTTGCTCGCTGAAAGATCCCTGAAGAAAAAATGGATTAAGTGCCATTATCCAATAAAATCGTAAGGAGGTAATTCGTACTCTAATGCCATTCTCGACTTGAGATCATCAAGTTCTTTTTCAGCATCATCATACAGTTGTCTACCATTCAGTTCGATACCACCAGGTAGTTTCACACCATTAAACTTAATGAGATTTTGCCCCCACTGTCTTTTAATAAGTGCAGTTAAATATTTTTTTAAAAATGAATCATTGAAAATTTGAGAAAAAGATGTTGGATCTAATGCTCTGTAGCAATCTAAAATAATCCAACTATCTTTAGACTCTGAACTCCAATCAATATCAAGATAAAGGCGATCTTGTCTCTTATTAAATCTAATTTGCTTATCTGTTGTAAGTAAAAAGTCAATATTTTCCAAATATGTCTTAGTCATTGCATATTGCAATAACTCAACTGAGTTAAGGTAATAAATATCGTTTAAAAATAATTGGTATTTAATACTGAACATTCCACCAGAAATAGAACTAGTATCGAATTTAAATACTTTTTCTATTCCTATTACTGAATCAGGAACTTGAATATAATTAGAAGTTTCATAAAAATTAAATGATGTTGTTCCATATCCAGGAATAGTAGAACTCGCAGTTGTTGTTACAATACCAATACCATATGTATTTTTTGCTCTCCCTCTGTTAAGATCATCTTGAGTAATTTTATACTTTAAGTACATTCTTTCGACGCCATCAAAATGACGTTCTTGGAAGTACTGAATAGCATCATCAACTAAATCATCAATTTGATCGTCATCGACATTGATTTCTAAAACAGGCGCACCAAGTTTTCTTAGGCAATAATCAATCAATTCCTGTCTTGTACTTGGTTTTGCCATATTTCACTCCTATTCGACGTAATCTTTTGTTTCTATTTTTGGTGTCTTTTTAGAGGGAGATGCTTCAGTGCTTATATCAAGTTGTCTTTGCAATTCTAAATTTGCCATTAATAATTTATTTTTTTCCTCAGTAAAATCTTTAATTAAAGATTTAAGTTTTGCCTCTAATAAAATATTTTGTGATGTTAAAGAAATTATTTTTTCATTGTAAACAGAAGCTAAAATGTTCACATCAATTTCACTATTCATTTTTAGAACGTACCTCCGTCAATAGCATCAGTCCAAACAGGAACATTACTTGCATTAGTCGTTAGCACGAAGTTAGAAGTGGATGCATATCCAGTTTCTGGTGAGTTAGTGCTAATGATTTTTCCAAGAGAATCAAAATATAATGATCCTCTAGTATGTATACCAGATACGGCCCAATCAAGATAGATTGCACCAACATCTAAAGTACCTTTTACACCACTGATAACTTCATTAGTATTAACTGCATCTGGAACAAAAGTCCAATATCCAGTGCTATCATCATAACCAAAGAATCCTAGTTTATTATTGGCAGATCCAATTCCAGTATTCCAGTTAAATGAAATACCACGATCAGTATTGGTATCATAACCAGTTGTAATAACTAACTGAGTTGTTGTTGAGATTCCACCTGCTTGTACAGTATCATTAATTGTAATAATTTTGGCTCCAGTATCAATTGCGGTAATTGTTGTAATACCAGACGGCGAAAGTTTTACAGATCCAGAAACAACATCATTGATATTGATACCAACAACAGAATCTAAACGAATTGTGCTAACACCTGCCAGAGCATTTGACATAACAACTCTTTCAGTTGTTACATCACCAAGTCTGAGAATCGCATCATTAACTGTTGTTGATGATGAGTTTACAGTTACGGTTGTACCATCAACTTGTAGATCACCCTTGATGATAACAGTACCTTCATTACTCTTACCATCGGGATATGGGTCAATGAACAGTTGATTACCTGCACCTGGTTTTGTAGAAATAACATTAGAACTAATTCCAATATTATCAATTACAGCTCCACCTTCATTAAAGAATAAACCAGTTTGATTAATTCTTCCCGTAAAAGACGTAATACCAATTAGATTCAGCGAACTTAAAACATTTAAGTTCTGAGTTGTAGTCGTTTGGGCACTTAAGAGGTTGTTAACAAAGAAATTACCAGGACCACCTGCTCCAGCAACTACTGTTCCAATACCAGTTGTAGTTGTAATTCCGTTTACACCAACTGAGAAAACATCTTCACTATTTGCTCTTAAAAGTAACAGACTCGATCCTGCAGCAGAATCAAGATTAATTGCATTAAATGTGATGCCTGTAAATGCAACTCCAGGATTATTCCAAGTTGCTCCAGATTCTAACGTAGGTTCATTACCAGTTAATGTTCCCTGGTTAATTGTGGTTGAACCATTAATTGTGTCAACAACAAAACGATCAATTACACCATCATTAATTCTATACTGTTGCGATGCACCGCCAGTAAAGATAAAGTCACCCGTTCCATTTGGAGAAACAATAATATCTCCATTTACATTTTCACTGGAAAATACGTTACCATCTAAACGAAGATTATCTACGTTCCATTGATCAACTTTTCTATTATTATCCATGATGGCAACAATGCCACCATCTGAATTTCTTGTATTAGTCACTCCCTGGACAGTTCCAGGTTGGTGATCCATCATAGAGGTATAATAACGTCCACCAATTGATAGAACGTTGGATCCATCATCTCCGATGAAAACCCTGTCTTTGTACTGGTTTAATCCACCGTAACTACCAATACCAGTGACATAGGCCATTTCACCCCATTGTAGGGATCCTGGTATATTAGTACCACTAGATCTTTTGACCCTTATGATACTTGCCATCAGAAATTACCTCCGTTGATTTCTAAATTCTGTGTGTTTCCTGGTGTTAATTCCAAGGTTCCTTCCCATTTACCTGTTATTTCGTTATAAACAAGGAGCATTCCATTTTGTGCGTTGGTAACATTAACATCACTCAAATTTCCTAAAGTACCACCAACTTCACCAGCAAGTGATGAAACAACTTTAATAGCAGATTGTTGTCCAACTCTAACTCTGATGTCTGCCATTAGCGAGTAACTCCTTCTCTAACTAGAGCCATGCCTTCTATAACACGTGTTTTAGGTCCAGCACCATTACCATCAATAATAATGACGTCATAAACATATCTTCCTGGTTTTAAAGATGATGTAATCGTCGATCCCAAAGAAATTCTTATATTTCCTGCTATTGCATCAGTTACCTGAGCCGCAAATACAGTTGCAGAGCTGCTACCGTGATGTTTTCTCATAAGAGCACTCACAGTATAAGATGTCAGGTTCAAGTCAGAACTGGAAGTGTTATTTTCCAGTGAAAAGACTTGTGAAAAGTCTGTGCCAGCATTAATAACCAGATTACTAGTATATACTGCTGCCATTTAACAAAATCAAAATTCTATAGTTATTTATATCAACCTACTTCCTATCATTTAATATTTGTTGTAGCATAGATTTTATTTCTTCAATTTCCGATTTTATACTTTGGACTTCATCACGTTCTTTTCTTTTTAAACTTCTTTTTTTAACATACTCTTGATAACCAGAGCAATCTAAATTCATGATTGCTCCAGTTTCTTCATCTCTATACAAATTACTATGTCCCTCTACTTTAATCATATTAAGCTAGTGCAATTGATCTAAGGTCTTTAAATTCTGGGGGATTTGCCTCATCAGTCCCACTCATAACCATTTTAATTTGATATCCAGTAAATGGATTTAAATTGTCAACTGAGAATTGATATTCTAAAAATTCACCTGTTCTACTTGCTCTAACTTCAGCATCTGGTTTACCAGTTCTAAGAGAATCATCTACAACTACATCTCCAAATCCATCTCCATCAGTATCAACTAGATTATCATATCCTGGGAATAACTCAAAAATTGGCTCAACACCACTGGAATCTGGTCTAAACAAACGATATAAAACCCTAAAATCAGATGAAGAAGGTCTATTTGCGGCAATAATAACTTTTAAAGAAGTTGCTGGTTGAGCAATATTTATTTGTTTAGATAGATAGACTGCAGCATGTGGGTCATTGTTAACTTCATTAACCCTTCCATCTGTAACATAATCACTAATTGGGTTGTTTAATAGACTTCTACGAAGATTAACATTTGTTGTATTTAAATCTATAACAGGAGATAAGTTAGGATCTTCAGTTTGTAATCTGACTCCAATCGTTAATGATCTATTCTTTGGAAGATCTGTAAGATATGTGGATTCATTGATTCTAGAAGCAACTAATCTTGTTGTTGATAGGAAATTAACTTGATTCAACTGAACGGACTCATACCCCTGATCAATGAAAGAAACTTCATTTCCACCAGCACTAGTTGCGCTTACAGTTCTTATTTGTGAAGATATTGATGTCCTTTCTCCTGGAGCAATCGCAGTAATTTGTGGTGTAATTCCAGAATACTGGAAGTTACGTGATGCTTCACCAAAGTCTCCACCACCCTGGAACTCACTATTAAAGTTCAGTTGAGAATCTCCAGAAGCACGTGCTGTAGGTCTCTCAATTTGTATGTAGTATCTATTTAAATCGTTCCTGGCTTGTAAAGATGAATTTGTTGGGAAAGTATGCGTTTTATTAATTCTTGTCAGTGAAACTCCACCAAATTCATATTTGTATAATAAATCTCCCGCTGCATGGGTAAGAACAGAACTTCCATCCACACCTCTAGAAGTAATTCCCAAAGTTCCAGAACCTATAGTTTCATAGAACATCACTTCAGAACCTACTTTTATATATCCTCTGCTGGTTGTAATTCCCTCAAAATTATTAAATCCAGACGTGCTTGCTATAGAAATAGTATTATCTGAAAGTCCAAAATCACTTGCCAGTATAGTTGGAATTGTATCTGGTTCGATATTATTCAGTTGGACCACATTATTTAAAGAGTGCATTGAGTGTCCATAAGAAGTAACCTCAACAACTGTCCCATCATAAATATCGCTTAATAATGAGGAACTCAATATAGTAGTAAGAGCCAAGGATACTGAAGAAGAACCAGAATAATAAACGAGTGGTTGAGCGGAAGTAAATGTTTCGCCCTGAACATTTGTTAAGTATAATGTATCAATTCCATTAATAGCAGTTACTGTAATACGAGCGTTTCTACCTTTTCCAACCGAACTTGTTGTAATTCCTAGAACATCACCAACTGCATATCCATTACCAGCTGCATTTACAGTAATTCCTGTAAGAACATTTCCAGTAAATGTTAAATTAGCTGTTGCTCCAGTTCCAGAACTTGCAATATTGTATAAAGGAACTGCAGTGTACGAAGCACTTGATGTATAACCTATTCCAGCATTTGTTATATTAACTGTACTAATTTTACTTCCTATTTTTTCAATAAATCCAAAAGGACCAGGTTGAGTGCCTTCACTAACTTTAGTGCCAGGAATTAAAACTGTTCCTAATACCGTTGTGGTATCAATACCAACTTTTAATTTTCTTGGGTTAATTTTTAATGGATTTGGTAGTAATGAAGGTGTGTTATTGTCATCAATTCCAAGACTTGGATTATAGAAATAAGCAGTTCCATCTGTTGATGTGAAGTTTGCCTTGTAAAGTTTAAACTTCATATCCTCAAACTGACTTGCAGTCCAAATAGAACCATTCTGAGATTTAAATAACGATCCGCCAGTGTATTGCTTAGTTACAATAACACTTTCAGCATCTGGTAAAAACTGAGAGTTTACAGTTTTTTCGCCCATTCTTGCCACCCAAAGTTCATAATTATTTGTTGATGGTGCAAGAACAACAACTGCATATTCTCTTCTTGGTTCTAAGAAAATTGGAGATGGGAACGTAACTCTTGTTGGTATAGATGCATTAGTTGATATTGCAATTTGACTTGGTTCCAAAGCTTGACCCGCAAAATCTGCCATTGGAACATTTCTTGGTGTTCCAAGTTCAACTTCACGAACTTCAACAAAACATCTCTCATCTTCATCTTTACTTGCAAAGAATAGATCTACAGAAGTTAAGAAAGCTCCAGTTTCATCAACTGTAAATGATTGAGCCAATGGATCCTTTCCTTTTCCTCTTCGTGGAGGAGGTCTTCTTACAATAACTCTATCTTGACGATATGTATCAACAATACCAGTTGATGAATAAACTGTCGAAGCATTGCTGATTAGCAAACTTCCAGGTAGTGGTTGAGCATTTGTTGAACTAGTAGTTACTTGGAAACTCTTAACACCCGTTCCAATACGAATATTTGGTGGTGGACTAGTCAATGGATCTCTTAAGAAGAAGCATCCAAGTAAATCGCCAAAATTATCAGTTTTTAAACGAACTTTATTAACTGTAGCAATTGCATTTGATGTTCTTCCATATAGAACACATCCAACTTCAACTCTTCCAAAATATTGTCCAAGAGCCTCTCTTGACATTGCATTTGTATCAACTGTTATAGTAACGGAAGATGCCGAGTAATTTCTTGGCATTTTCTGTGCGAAATTATATGGATTAACTGCATATTCTCTTGAAGGATTATCATATGCACCATCTTTGTGTACGGGAGACGCTGCTCTAAATCTAATAATTCTCTCACTTCCGATGTATCCTTCTACAGTTTCACCAATCTGGAATACACCAGAATTCATTGTGATTTCTAAAACCTTAGGAATAATATCAATTCCACTTACACCATCTAAGAAAGTATAATAAGTATCACCAGGTCTTAAACCACCAGCAACAAACTCTACATTTCTAGATCTCATCCACTCTTCTGGTCTAGAGTCGATCAGAATATTCTCAATATACTCATAGTCACTTCCACCAGTAATTTGCCTCGTTCCTCCAGGAACATATACATTTCTTACCCAAGTATCTGCATTTGGTCTAAGAATAACTGAACCAAAAAATGCAACCATATTAAATGGGTTTACATTTTCAACTCTTGATGCTAAAGGTTGCTCAATCCATTCCTTTTCTTCATAATTGAGAGTTAGTAACTCTCCAGTTTTTCTAATATTTGGATCTAAAAGTGGTAAATCTGTACTAAAATCCGCAGTATTATCATTAATCGATGGGTCTAGAGCTAAAAGTGGTTGGAATGAATAAAAATCAGTTTGTGTAATTAATTTACTTTCATTGACATTAATGTCAGCTCTGGTTCCCGCTCCAAGGAGTCTATTGTCTTTAAAATCATCAACAAAAAATCCACTCTTAAATCTTGTTAATCCATCAGCATCCTGAACCTGTAAAGTCTTGGTATCAAGTTCTAGTAAAGACAATGATGTGACTATTTCTAGATTTTCAATTCTATCTTCTAATTTACCAATATCTCTCATTGTATATCTTCTATTATCTACAAGAGTAATCTTTGCCTCTCTTCTTGGGTAATAAAGATATGCTGGTAAACTGATAGTTGCTATTTCCATAGCAAGTTCAGTATTTGCAGGTGGTTTTGGATTATCAGAAGGTGTTCCTATCAGATATGAAAATTTACCTTCTTTATTCAGTACAATCTTATCAATTCTAGGTAGATAATAAGAATATCCAATAAGTGAACTTTCGTTAGGTGTAGCAACTAATGTAGTGTTAGAAGGAACAGAACCAAAAGAACGTGTACTATAATCAAAAGGTGATGATGTATAGGCATCAAAATAAGACACTCTAGGTCTAATATCTAAAACATCTGATAATCTAGTGCCATTTGGTAATGTTGGTATATCTTCTGCATATCTCTCCTGATCATACGAATTAACAGTATAAAGATCTCCCCTATCATTACTTGGGACATCATATCTGTTGAAGATAATTAACAATCTTTTTGTTGGTGCTGGTTGCCCCAATTTTCTAACAATTCGAGAATAATCATAATATTGCTCTTTTTGTCCCTTATCAAGATTATATCTATCAATAATGTTTAGATATTGCCCAGAAGTTATTCCCTGAATAGTTGATGTAATATTAGATTCTGCAAAAGTTACTTCTTCACCGAGAATAAACTTTGATTTATTTAAATAAACAAATTCTACATCAACTGAGGAAGATCTAGTAACTAATTGTGCAACGGCATTGCTAGTTTTTCCAATTATTTTTTCACCAACAACTGATGCTGTGTCTAGATTTAAACCAGAAACAAAAGTTAATTTGTCTAAGACTGGAACACTCTTGTCTAAAGACTCATATATTGCTATGACTCCTGCAACATCAGGATAATTTAGACTAATCTCTCTGTCTTCGACTCTAGATCCATAGTAAAAACTTGTTGATAATCCAGTGATGTCTGTGGAGGCTGCTGAAACAGTTCTTGTAACACCTAATTTTTCACTCCTTACAAAAAGTTTTTGCTTATTCTTAATACTTATCTTTCTTATTGTTGTGTTTAGAGTTATATTATTGGATTGATTAACCTTTAAACCATCCAATCTTACAATAGTACTATTTGATAGTAGTTGGAATTGATCTGGGCTCAAATCCTCAATTGTTCCATCTGCATAATGAAGAGAGTATCTATCAGCATCAAATGATTCAAAAAATGCACTTGTAATTCCTGAAGTCGCAACATTAACGATTAATGTTCCTCCAGCGTCTGAACTTAATTGACGAAACTGATGTGTTACTAAAAGATTTGACTGTGCTAAATCAACTCTTGAAATATTTGTAGAATTGATTGGGGCAGTTAATGATATATCTTCTTTTTGTCTTAGAAGTGGAGTAACGATTGAGAACGGACCTGCATAACTAGTCGAAACTCCAAGTGGAGTTGATGGTAAAGATCCTATCGAGATCCCATTAACATCACTACTGATGCCAACTAATTTTAACGTTTTTCCATCAGATGAAACGAAATCAACTCTATTAAAAGTAGCTGTGGTAAATCCAATTTGTTGATATCTGATAAGAGTATCTGATCTTATTCCTAAGAAACTTCTACCAGCACAAGTTGCAACACCCGCTGGTGAAATAAAGAGATTATCTACAATGCTAAATCCTGGAGCAATTTTTGGTTGAAGTACAACATCCGCATTAAAAATTGTTTTCAGTTCAGCAGTTATAGAACTACTTGCTTGAAAAACAGACTTAATATCATCAACATTATAATTTTTAACTCTTTTGATTGATCGTGTAAATTCTAGAGTTTCATTTATATAAAGTTGCTCACCTGCGATAAAATTACCAGAAACTTGTGATAGAGTTAAAGAAGTTCCAGAAGGACTCGTTACCACATATCCAGTGGCACCACTACTTTGACCTCTTATAAAGGATGATGCTGGACACTGAGCAGCAACAAGAGTTGTGTTGATCTCTAAAGTAGTATAGGTTTGAATATCAAAAAGGTACAAATCCCACTGTGTTGCTGGATTTGCATATGTTGCTTCTGACAATCCAAATGAATATACTCGTGCCTTTCCAATTTCTGTTCCCGCCACAGATGTGAGGTTGGTAATCCTTCTATCTCTCAATGATACAGTATTATCTGTCTGATTAATTCCTACAAAAGGAGTTCCAAAAACATTATTAACTCTTAATAGAGATCCAAGTTCAAATGGAACTAAAGAAGTATCAACAGTTTTTGTGTCTCTTGGTTTATCAACATCAATTATTGTTGTGGTTTGTGTTTCTACATCAAATCCACGAACATATGCTTTACCCGCAGAGACTTTAACCGCTAAAAGTTCTTCAGATGGTGTATTTCCTTCATCTGTTTTTTGAGTATCTAAAAATATACCATCACTGGAGATTAAATCATTAAGAGAATTTGCAACCTCTACGTTAAATTTATCTACAGCATAATCACCCGATTCTTCGTAAGTTCTTTTTGCAAAATAATCTCTTATTAAATTATATTGTGTTCTATCTGATAATTTTTTAATTACACCATTATCTAATCTAATTAATTCTACAAAATTTTTATCATCATAATCTGTTAATGATTTTTTAGATAGAACTGTGCTTATTTTAAGTCTATCAGATCCAGGAGCTGCATAGTTAGAAAATCCTTTTGCATTATCATATAACTCTTCATCATCACCTGCAGTGATTATTTCCTCTAATATTGTTAGACCAACTCTATATGATGGTGTATTATCATATGCATCTAAAATAATTTGAGATGCCTGAACATCTACAAAAGTTCCTCTAATAAAATAAACACCCTGAGATAAATTAACTCTTGTTCCAATAGCGGAAGAACCGATCGGAAAAACAGTCGCTACAGAAGATCCAGAGTTTATAACGTTTCCACCAAATTGTACGTTAGATAGTGCAATTAGAAGTTCACCATCTTCAAATGTGGAAAAGACTGCTGCTGATCCTACACTTCTATATTTTATAAAAAGTGTAGGAACTTCTACATCTAAAGTTGGAGGTAAAACATAATTATCTACAATTGCGGTCATTCCTGAATTTTGACCTTGTAGAGTAACTCCAATTAAGGAATCCAAATATAATGAGACGTCTATTCCAAGATGATCTGGGTTTATTTTAATAGAGTAATATGCATCATCATAAGTGATTCCACCAGGAATCACCATTGATCCTTCTTTAAAGATATGACTACCAAAAGATTCTATCTGATTTTGGAGAATACTTTGAAGTGTTGTTAATTCTCTCGCTTGGACAGGAAATCCAGGCTTAAACAAAACCCTATAAAAGTTATTATTTTTATCAAAATCATCATAATATGGATTGATATTGAGATTAGTCTTTTGTGGCATTTTTAAAATTCCAGAATAATTTTGACGTCTTCTTTTTGTCTAGGGTTTCTAGAAATCAGTGGGCGATTGTCTATATAAAGAATTTCACCAGATGCTTTATTTATTTCAGGTGAAGCAAGTCCATTTGTAAACTGCACACCCAAGTTTACAACTTTTGTTCCTGTTGGATTAGTAGTTATTCCACTAAATCCCAAATCTATTGATCCAGAAAATCCACCAGGGGTGGTGACTATTGTTGCTGAAGCTTCGAAATTTAAAACTTTACCAGAAGTCGAAACTCCAATATAATCAGTTTGATCTAATGATCCATCATTAAAATATAGTGTCCTGTCTCTAGTGTATTTTACAACTTTTGTTTCTAGATCATATGATGCAACATATCCTAGAGCAACTCCACCAGTAACAGGTTGTCTTAAAACATCTCCAATATTAAGAGATCCAGCTGTTGTAGAGAATTTAATTCCATAGGTCGAAGAAAACTGATTCTCTGCAAAAACATTTGTAGATCCTATTGATGTTGGATTTTTAACAATTCCTATCTGAGAAAACTTTGTATCAGTAGGAAAATCTTTTGTGGAATCATCAAATCTGGAATACACTAAGATTTTATCAGTTCCTAATTCTTTGTACAAATCATATCCATGTCCCTTTGATGGTGGGATAATAGGAATTAATTTTGCTGCTTTTGCTGGAATAACATTGGAGTTAACTGGACCCAAATCTACAATACCATAGGTATATCCTTTTCCACCAGATGAAACAACAGCATTTGTTATTTTTCCACCAACAATATCCAATATAACTTTGGCACCACTTCCATCACCCAATATATCAACTTGTTGTCCTAAACCACTAGAATAATTTTCTCCCTGCCTTTCTATATAAACTTTTTTTATTTGATTTTCATTTATTGATGAATCTCCATTTTCTCGTATCGCTTGATTTTGAGAATCTGTCGAGTTATCCCAATTGCTTGGAACTGCAATATATTCAGTGGAATCAAACTTTACAATATCACTTGGAGAAACCGTAAACAAATATTTCCACAAGTATCCATCACCACTTTCACCAGCTTTAGATGGTTCTAGATCTGTAAAAGTTGGCTCATCCTGAGATGCATTACCAACGGTATTAATACCCGAAGAACCATTATCAATACAGATGTAAACTCTGTAATCAGCATTCATCACATAATAATTTGTGTCATATAATCTTGAGGATTGTGTTATTGGTGATGGATTCTCAATAGTATAATCATGTCTATAAATTTCATACCTACTTCCTTGAGTCCAATCAATTCTTCTTACTAATCGTCTAACATTTGATGGGGTAACTTTTTTACCAAAAATAACGTTATCCAATACATGATTATAGTCATTAATAGAATCAACTGGATTAGGAACATTTACATTCCAATCTCCTGTTCTTCCAAATCCTACTTGGGTTGGATTTGGAAGACCGACAAAGACATAATATGAATTATACGATTCTGAAACCGATTCAATAAAATTATTTGCGTTTAATATTCTTAATTGATCTGTGACAATAGATGCCATTTTATTAGTTTTTTTTCTATTTATGTGATTTTACAGTAAGATTTTTCTCAATCCACCCATATCTCTTAGTCCAAATCCTCTTCTTTGAATAAGAGGGAATGTTGTCAAACCAGGATTAACTGTGAATCCAGTAACTCCTATAGCAAGAGGTTCTGAAGATCTAGTAAATCCAGTTAATCTACCCCAACTAAATCTACCAACGTTAGTAGTAGCACTACCAACGGTATTAATACCAATAATGGAACTATTTGATTTTACATTTGTTAAAATCTCTGCATTTTGCCCAACAAAAGTTATACTATGAATATAGTAAATATTGTCTAAGAAAGAAGTTCCAATTCCAACTATTGAATTATTATCAAGATCTACCGAGGTAACTCCAGATCCAACATTTGTATTAAAAATATTAATTGGATATCCAACTAGTAATGGAGCAAAGCTTACATTAGCATTTAAGTAGAATTTAAGTGCTAATGGATGACCACCAACTCCAGTGCTAGTAGTTATACCAGTTATAATTCCAGAGAATCCAAATACATCATTAATACTGGTAATAATTTCATATGGAATTGTGGCAACGGGTGCGAGAACTTGAGGTAGTTTCGATGCATTGTATCCAAATCCAGGATTATCAACTACAACTGATGTAATAGATCCATTTACGATTGTTGCGGTTGCGGTTGCAGTTGTTCCAATACCAACTCCTATCTGTTTTGGAGCTGCTATAGAAATACCAATCGTTGATCCATTATACCCACTTCCTCCATTAACAACACTAACTGACTGAATTGTGCTACCAGCACTAACAGAAGCTGTTAGTCTTGCCGCAACAGGGTCTTCATTGATAGTAGTAATAAATGCATCTATTTCTCCAATAGAAATAGAGGATTCATCTTCTTCATATCTAAACAACTCTGGTTTATCAATAAACAACTCAGTATCTGTAGAAGAAACATTTTTAATAATTTGTGCTGTAGGATAAATTTGAGATTCTAAAATGTCTCTAGTCTTGTAAACAACTTCTCCAGAAATAAATTTGTCAACTTTTTGTTTTGTCCATGTTAGTGGTTTAAAATTAATGTCATCAATACCAATTTCATTATATAAGTTAGTTTCGATCTTATCTGCAGCACTTACTTCATATACAACTCTAGAATTTTGTGCAACTGTTGATCTATTGGTATTATTAGACTCTATCTTTACAGTATCACCCTTTTTAACGGTCTCATTTACATTAACAAAAACACTATCAATAGATCTACTTCCTCTATAGAAGAATATAGCAATATCTGATTCTGCACTTGGTGGAGAAGTAAAGCTAAATGATGTTCCTCCACTAAACTGATAAGATGTTTTCGGTGTTTGTGGAACTCCATTGATGAATATTAATAGCACACTGTCAAGATCAATTAATGCAGAATCTGGATCACCAGGATTTTTCTCAAAACTGAGTAATTGTCCATTGTATAGAAGTGGGAATCTTGTTCTATTTCCATCTTGCATTGGTTTAATAGAATCAATGAAATCAAGTTCTCCAAATTGCCAAGCAGCAAAACTATCAGTAAATATATCAAGTACAGTTAATTCAAAAGGCGCTATGGGTTGAGAAAGTCCTTTTGCAGTGACAAGTCCAACAGCAGTAAATACGTCACCTCTTTGGAAAGCGTATCCAGGTCTAACAATCTTAAAGGACCTAACTTCTCCAGTTTCAGTTCCAATACCAATTGGTTTGATATAACCACCATTAATATAATTATGAGTTATAGTTGATGTTCCAACATTCACAGCAAATGTATTAATACCTACTACACTGTTGACAACATAGTCATATCCCCTAGTCCCATCAGGGAAAACACTTGTTGTAATTCCTACCTGAACATAACCACCATTAACGTAATAATGTGAAATAGTTGATGTGCCAACATTTGTAGTAAACTCAGTAGCAAATCCAACACTATTAATTGGGAAGTAATATCCTTGAGATCCATCTGGGAATATAGTAGTAGTGCCATATCCAGAAGAATCGCAAGAGAACTTAAGATCAAATAGTTTAATGGTGTTTCCTACCAATTGGAGATGATTCCAAGCAGTGCTGACTGTCATAATACCAGTTACATTATCGTAAGTAACTGAAGTGATTCCTATAGTTGCACCAGCACCTATTGGGCAATTAAAATTAAGATCATACATCTGTAGGTGATTACCAACATTTAAATTATGAACTGAATCAGTTGTAACTGTCATTATTCCTGTTACTTTATCATATAAAGCCGATGTAATTCCTATAGTACCGCCATATTCACCTTGTGATGCGTCAATGTCCAGTGTTAACAATAAACCAATGCCAGTTTCTGTGGTGCTTCCAATTCCAATTCTAGAAACTCCTTTTACATTTAAGTTTTCATAAGATGGTTCTGGAATAGAAATATAAGTATTAGTAAATGCATATCCAGATCCTCCACCAATTATGTTAAATCCAAGTGTTCCACCAATTCCAGTAAACGCTTTAATTGTTGCTCCATATCCAGTTAGAGAAGTTACATAAACTCCAACTTCACCACCTCTATATCCAGATCCAGCATTAAAAGTGTAATACTTACTAACTTCTCCACCACTTACATAGGTATGTGCAAATCCAACGGTGTATAGATCTGTCTCAAATGTATTATCATTAATAATTGTTCTAACCCTATAAGGACCTACTCTCTTTTTACCATAGGCATATCCATCACCAACATAATTGTGGGTTATAGTTGATGGTCCAACATTTACTACAATAGAATTTGCACTAGGAATACTTACAATCTTGTAGTTATTATCAGAATCTGGGAATATACTTGTTGTGATACCAACCTGAACATAACCACCATTAACGTAATAATGAGATATTGTTGATGTTCCAACGTTAGTAGTGAATTCTGTGGCAAATCCAACATTATTAACTGGGAAATAATAACCTTGTGTGCCGTCTGGGAATATAGTTGTAGTCCCATAACCAGAAGAGTCACAAGAGAATTTGAGATCAAATAATCTAATCGTATTCCCACTAGTTAATAGATGATTCCAAGCAGTGCTGACTGTCATAATACCAGTTACATTATCGTAAGTAACTGAAGTAATTCCTATAGTTGCACCAGCACCTATTGGGCAATCAAATTTTATATTTTGCAATTTGATCGTTTCATTTGATCTAAAATTATGATTATAATTAAAAGTTATCGTAGATACGCCAGTAGTTTTATAATAATCAAAATTACTAATAGTGAAAGGTGTTCCCCTTTCATCTGGGAATATGTTAGTTGTAATGCCGACCTCTACAGTTCCACCACTAATATAATTGTGAGTAATTGTGGACGTTCCAACATTTGTCTCAAAATTAGTTGAGTTAATAATTTTTTTTGTCGTAAAGATATATCCACGTGATCCATCTGGGAACAAGTTGGTTGTAATTCCAACCCTAACAAACCCACCCTCTTGATAATTATGAGTAATAGTTGATGTACCTACATTAGTTGTAAACTCGGTTGCAAATCCAACATTATTGACTGGGAAGAAATACCCCTGAGTGCCATCTGGGAATATAGTAGTTGTAACTCCCGAAGGTCCACTACATGAGAACTGAAGATCTCCTAATTGAACTGTGCCACCAATACCCAAACCATGTGCATAATTAGTTGTAACAGTAAGAATACCAGTTGTTTTACTGTAGTATGCTGTGACAATTCCTATTGTTCCACCAGCACCTATTGGACAATCAAATTTAAGATTTCTGAGTCTAAAGTTAACCCCTGATGCCAAATAATGTGGAGTTGCCGTTGTAACAGTCATTATTCCTGTTGTTTTATTGTATACAACTGTACTAATAGCAACATTTGGAGTTACTCCAGCATAACCATCTGGACATTCTAATTTTAGATTTCTTATAGAAATCTGATCCCCATATACAAAATCATGAGCATTTAATGTAGTGATAGTTGCAATACCAGTTACGTGAGAATAAGCAAAGTTTGTAAATGTATTATAAGATGCTGTAGTTGCGGAAGAAACAATTTTGGTAATAGCTCCATTAGGTCCCGTTACAATACCAACTGCTGCTCCGTCTGGGATTGCATATCCTAAACCATTTGTCGATCCTAGAGAAATAATAATACCACCTCTAGGCAATTGATTTTGATTTACATCTACTAAAGATTTAACAACAGATCCATCACTAGATGTAATACCAGTATAGGTAATATTCGTATTTGCACCAACTTCTTCCAATTCGTAATTATTTCCAGCATTGTTACCTGTGGTTGGAGTTTGGAATATTTGATTATTAAATAATATACTATTTCCAGCTTCAATTCCTATGGTTGGTTGTCCAGAAGAAGTTAATTTAAATGTTGCGCCAATTCCACTAAATTGATCGGAAATATCATCGTATATTTTATTTGTGCTATAATCTCTTCTTAAGTACACTCTTCCATCAAATTTGGCATAAGGTCTTAATAAGTTACTGCTATCAAGTCTACTAAATCCACTACCTAATGGAGCTTGAGTGAAGTATAGAGTACTATCTGCAATGTTATATCCTCCCCTATAAATTCTGGCCTCCGTGCCATCAAAGTGTTCTGTTGCAATAGTTCCAGAGAATCCTCTCTCAACATTCATTACTAAGTAAGTTCCGACACCACTAATTGGACCAGATGCTGTAGGTGCTTGTCCAAAGTTAACAACTTTCATAAATTCATTATCAACTTCAAGAACATCATTAATTCTTATCGAACTAATTCCACTAATACCAAATATAGTAGAAGCAAAACTAATTTGTCCACTATTATTAACTAAACTATAATTTATTGGTGTATAAGTTAGAGGATATTGAACAACGTTATCTATCATAATAAGAGATTTTTCTAATCTCTTATTCATAGTAAGTTTATGAGCGTTTCCACTTCCATCATTTGTAAATGTTAATGCGATACCACTATTTCTGGTTCCAGTAACTTTAAATCTATCATTATCAAGTTTAAGTACGTACAAGGTACTCGGACAAATATCGGTTGATATTCCAGAAGTGTAAGAATTTCTAAAACTTGATGCGGAAGATACTGTAGATAAAGAAACTCCTACTCCCAATACATTTAGATAATATGTTACTCCTGTACCAACTGGTAAAGATGTGCTTGCTATAATAGATCCAATACCTACTGAATGAACAGTACCTAGTGAAGTTCCATTTCCAGAGAATATTCCAGCTCCAACATAATTTAATGCTAAAGTATTAGCAACTCCAGTAATAATTGTAGATCCAGTAGAAACATTTCCTTGGAAATATCTAAAAGTATTAGCAATACTAACAATAGTTGTTCCACCTGCAATTCCTAGTCCAAGCACCGTTTGACCTGGTAATAATCCAAGTGAAGTAGAAACTCCAGTAATCGTAGAAAATCCAGCAAGAAAATCACCAGTAAAAACTGTTCCGCCTACAAGAGTTGCTCCAATTCCCATTGGAATTGCGGGAACACCAACAAATGTAGAACCCTCTGTATAGGTAATTTCTTCATTCGGTGAGAAGAAATGACTTATTAACCTAAAAGTACCAGTATCTAAAACTAATTGGTCAATATTTTCAGGATTAAAAATTTTACTGAAAACTGGAATAGATTCATACGTTATTGAAAAATCTAACCTATTGATTCTATCTCCTTGAGATCCATTATATTCTCCTAAGATAACTTTTTCATTAATTGGTCCATTTATTAAATCTGGTGGAATATTTGCAGCATCAATTTCGGTATAAAGTTGCTCACTAAATGAAATTATACTACAAATACCTGTCACTGAAGGATCTGGATGGAATATTAATTCCATACGATCATTAACATATTCGGAAGTAAATGATCCTATTCCAGACGTACTTCCAATTGATAAAAATGGTCCTTGCATGATATAAGGATTTATTCCATCATGCATAGTCATCAATTGATGAACCGCACGTGTTTGTCCAATACTTACATTAACATAACTCTTAACACTGGTTATTAATAGTGTGCTGACACCAACAATGGATGTAGATGCTCCACCAACACTTTGTACTACATTAGTAACATATCTTGCACTTCTCTCATTTGCTTGTCCCTCTAATGCAAATCTATAAGTTCCTAAACCGACACTTTCTGTACCAAATCCAATAATTCTATGTCTAATTTGCTGTTCTGAAGATCTTGGATTAGCAAAGTTTAATTTTAGCACTCCAGATTCTAAAGAAGAAGTAAATGTACCGATTGATATTGAACTTACAGAAGTCGAATACTTATTATTATCTGCAATAAATTCTGATTGATAAGTATCAGTTCCATTATGAGTAACATAAATTTCTGCATAATTTTGCTCATTATTGCTTTTATCTAAAACATGAACACACGCAATAAATGATTGGAGTTTATTTGCGTTATCTTCAAAAATAGTGATTGATGTTTTAATTCCACACTGATTATTTTGTGCATATAAAGTTGTTGCTCCAATTTGTAAAGCACTAGAAATTCCAGCAACAGTAGTATTAAATTGATTTACTAAAATTTTAACGTCATAATCTTCTGTAAAAATTGATTCTGGGAATATTCTGAGAGTTAAATTATCAAATTGGTCAACATTTCCTTGAACATCAGCAACAAATTTTTGGTCTCCATTTGACGATAGTGTCCCTTTTTCAATTGTAAAAACATTCGCATCTTTAATACCATCTATAAGGACATCACTATCGGTATAAAGAACTATTGCTTCTGTAAACTGAGTTTCATATGTTTTAGTATTTTTAATTTGTACCAAGAATCTTGCAAAAGGTTCAGCATAGGTATAAAGATCTGTAAATCCAGTTTCCGCAGTATTTGCGTTTGAAAATTGAGGTCCTATGTTATCAAGAGTTAAAACCCTGTTAGATCTACATTCAATATAGTCTGATAGTTTTTTACTCTTAAATTTAATAAACTTAGAAAAAGTTTTACCATCTCTAGTAATAATATCTTGATCAAGAACCAAATCATAGCTACTAACGGCATCGACTCTTTTTTCATCAACAAAATCGAAAACAGCAATATTGTCAAACCCAGATCCAGAAACTAGAGCGGAAGAAGCAGTTGAAACTTGAGTGTCTGCAAAGTTTTTAAGTCCAACTGGATGAACTAAGCGATTTACAAAATCAACTAGTTGATCATATGATTTTGTACTTTTTACCGAGTAAGATAGATTCTGATAATAATCATTATCTTCTATAACTTGATAGTCTTCGTTTAATTTGCCAACATCATCTAACCACCCAAAATTTCTTCTTAATGAGTATGAAACATCAAATTTTCCTTGATTTTCCGAAGATTCATTAATTGTTGCCAGAGTTCCAGAAAGAAGACCACGAATAATGTCACCTATTTTTAATTCATATTCTCCAAAAAGTTTAACATTATTAGATCTAAAATCAGTTACTACTAAATCAGTATCAATATAGATGCCAGAATTTGATATAACAGAAACTCTTTCACCAATTGTAAAATTAGATCTTTGTTGAACGGGTACTAAAATAGGATAATCTGTTTTTTTAGTTATTGATGCAAAAGATAACTGCTCAGTTTTTGCTAATCCTGGATTTCCAGTTGCAACATCTGCAATACTATATTCTAATTTTGCTGGGATCGTATTCTCAAAAGTGAGAACTTTAAAAAATTTAAAGTCATAGTCTTGAGAATTAAATCCCAAACCAGGTCTTTCAAGAACAATATTTTCAACAAAAATATCATCACCTGCTGTAAATGGTGCGGTGCTAAATCCCAAAAATGGTGTTGATAGAAATATTGTTACAATTCCAACTCCAGCGGTAATAATACTATTAATTCCAACCCCATTGCTATTATTTACAGTATAAATTTCATGAATTACAGAATTTAATCCTTTTGGAATCTCAACTACATCAACGTCTCTTACAGAAGAAGAATAAACATTAGCTCTTAGTGTCCCAGAATTTATAATTTCTTTTGATAGTGGATTAAATAAAACCAACTCTGGAGATGATGTATATTTTTTACCTGCAAATTGAATATCAACACGAGAAACTTCATTATTATTAATAAGATCAAGTCTTGGAGATATTAATGCGTCTGGGCGTAAAGTCTTATCAGAAGCATACTCAAATCCTGGATCTAAAATTTTAAATTCTCTAATATCACCAATATTTGCCCCAGAAATACTTAAATTAGCATTTCTTCCATTTTGAGAATCGACTGATAAGAAAGATGGAGTTTTTTTGTATCCAAATCCACCAAAAATAATATTAATCTTATCAACTCCTCCAGTATCGTTAACTGAGTTAGTTGTGTATTTTAATATTCCTTCATTAAAAGTATATGAGGTTTTTTCTGGTCTAGATCTCAATGAAATATCAAATGTTGTATTTCCTACCCCAGTTACATTATATGGGCCAGAATATATGCTATCAATATATTTAATTTGTGAATAGTTTAATACTTCTGTATCCGAAGTGCTTATATATCCCGATTTTTCTAATTCATAAAATAGTTTTGATGGGAATTCATCGGAGTAGTTTAGGGTAACGAAAGATCCTGTTGATCCAAAATTACCATTTTTTACAATATTAAATTGATCAGTTGTTCCAACTGAAACAAATTCATTTATTCTATTGTCATCGGTATAAAAATGTAAGTTATAATTAGTTAGAGAAGAATCAGATACATTAAATTTTAAATTAATATTTTTATAAACATTTAATGGAGGATTTACTAAACTTAATTGTTGATTTTTTCCTCCAGTATTTGCAAATCCTACAACAATAATTGGATTTACTTTTAAGTCCTGTAAAGTTTCACTGAGTTGAATAATATTATCATCTATTCTATAGACATAATATGATCCAGTTTCCAATCCACTAACTATTAAATCTGAAGAATCATAAAAAACTTTATCTCCAGTTTTATATCCGTGTAGAGGTAAATTAATTGTATTTTCGTAAGAGTCTACCGATTCCGATGAAAAACCAACAGGATTAACTAAAATTTTATCATATGAAGAATTATATTTTAAATATACAAAAGAGGAATTTCCAATACCTTGTGTAGATTCTGGTTTGACGGATAAGTTAATTAAGTCACCTTTACGCAATGAATGAGATGTAGAAAGTGCTACTGTGGTTTTGTTATTAATGATGTCTCCAATAACTTCAAATTTTGTAGGTGTTAAAGAATACTCATAACTATCAGCACCATTATCAAAGAAAAATACTCCACCAGTGGTTGTAAGACCAATTTGAGTTGCAAGACCGATATAATCTTTAGATTTATTAATGATATAAACAGTTTGAGATTTTGCGGATGGTAATGCAAAATATGGACTTATAGATGTAGTGCCTACAGATAATGAAGTAGTGGCTAAAGATGGTCTACTTAAAATAACCGCTTGATTAGTTCTAAATGGATGATTTGGAATGTAAATACTCTGAGTTTGTACAGAAATTGGATAAGAAATATCTCCCAATGGATAGTTTATTGGGTTGACATTTGATGCTGTAGATCCTACACCAACCGAAACTTTTGGATTAAAGTAAATCGGTTCATTGTATTCAGAATCGAAATAATCAAGAGTTAAAGGGATATCCAATTTATTTGATTTTATATAAATTTTTGTGCCTATAGTGTGTGCAGCACCACTTATTCCTCTTTTCACACGAAGAATATTTCTCTCAGAAAAAATATTTAAAACTGATAAGAATTCTGATCCTACTCCTACAGTACACCCAATAGAAATCGAAGAAGGTATTCTAGAAATATAGATGTCAGTAACAACTCCCGATGTAACATTTACAGGTATCTCTTTTATAACATTAACATAATCTGAAGTTATACCAACAAGATGAGTATCAGTTAATTTTGGCACATAAGTTGATAAACCAGAAACTGTTATAATGTTGTTTGCTCCAAAAAATTCATGAAATACTGGTAAATGAGCTCTAACTGTTGCTTTATCTTTCCAAGTGAATATCACATTTTCATATTCTAAAGTAGTTGCTGCAATACTAACTATTTCTTTTCCTGTGATAGAAGAAACAACAGCATTTAATCCTGTCCCCCTAGTTCCTGTGTCATCAAATCTAACATTATCACCTATAGAATATCCATCTCCAGTCTCTATAATTGAATACTGATTAATAGATCCGCTTGTTACCGAGTCGACAACTAAGATCTGATTACTTATATTATTTGATTCATATAAAAATTCGCAAGAAGCAGTTTCATCATTAACTTTATATGGGAAAGTATTTCTAATTAAATTCGAATTATTAAAATCAAAATTTTGATCTAGATTTAAAAAGTTTTCTTCAATAACTTTTGATCTATAAGTATCACCTATAAAATATGGAAATGTTGGTATTAAGTTATTAAATGTATCTGTTTTAATACCTGCAAAATATGCATATGTTCCATTTGGAAAATCTGGAGTTACACAATATCTACCATTGTGAGTATCTAAATCTTGATTTCCAATAAATCTATAATCCTCAACAAAAAATCCAATATCAAAAGAAGACGGTCTATCAGATATAAAAGATCCACTTTCTGAATATCCAGTTCTTAACAATCTTACTGGAGATCCATTGTCTTCTGGATCAGAGTATCCATATGGACCATATATTGGGTTTCCATCATAAGCCCACCCAATAATTGGTGAATGAGTAACTCCATTATCCCCAAACTGACTATCACCATAACTTGTTGAGTATCCTACCCAACCATATCCTAGACCATTTCTTGATTGTGTTATAATTTCTTTGCCATATCTAAATTCTGTATTAAGAGTTAAAGGTCTAATAGAAATATCAAAAAGAGCATTAATGCCTGGAGAAGCGGCTCTAATTACTGTATTTTCGTCATAATTGATTCCCCCATTAATAACAACAACACTTGTAACTTTTCCATTAGAGACATTTGCTCTCAAAATAGCACCTACACCACTTCCGCTTATAACCAAATCTGGGGGAGCGTTATATTCTAAACCATCAACTAAAACCTTAACACTCCTTATTGACCCATCATATATAAATGGTTTAAACTCCGCACCTTTTCCATTCTTAACAATAATTTTTGGTTTTTTATGCAAGTTAATTGTCTCTGACCCATACTTGCTACCATTTTCATAAAGATAAGCATCAACTATAGGTCCTCTAACAATAGGTGTTGCAGTGATCACCCCAACAATACTACTACCATATGATACGTTTACCGATAGTTTAACATCTGGATATTTAAAAATATGGTATCCTGCCCCCTGAGAAGAGAATTTAATATAATTTCTTCTATCATAATTAGACGTAATAGAGGCACCTATACCAGCATCTGCTAGTCTAAATTTATTAGTATCAACTTTTAAAATGTAATAATTATGTGAAGTTGATAGTCCAGAAATAGAGGTACTTCCAACACCAACACATTGATATTCAACTAAATCTCCATCATTAAAATTGTGATTATCAAAAGTTATCCAATCCTGTGTTAAGATTACTCTTTCTGGTTTAATATATAATTTTCTATTTTGGTATCCAGATCCAGAATTTGTTACTTTAATCTCTTTGAGAGTTAATTGTGAATCGAAAATTCTAAATTTGTGGATTCCGACTGCACTTATAGTTGTAAATCCAACTGTATTAATTCCAGATACATAATCATCAAATCTTGAATATAATTGTACTGTTTTATTATTAATTACTTCTACATAATAACTCGCACCATTAACTAAGGATAAATTTTGATTAAAATTCCCACCCGAATATGTCCCTAATCCAAGAGGATCATTTCCATTTGGATTATATACAACTTGCTGCCCATTTTTAAAATTATGATTTGTTAAGAATGATATTGTTTCTAAATCAATATCAACTCCCCCAGAATCACTTGTGCTTCTAGCATCGAATTCAATTTCTCTATATCTTTTTTCTAAAACTGGTTCTAAAGTACACCCACTTCCATTTCCGCCAGTGATAGTGACTGAAATTATTTTTTCAATATCAAAATCTTGAGGATCGACCAAAACTCCTTTAACATTTCCAGATACAACTGGCTGAACTAATGCGTTTATACCTCCAGAATTTGGTGATCCTAATTCAATGGTAGGCGGATTTATTACATCATAATTAATACCAGAATTTAATAAAGAAATTTTTTCTACAGGACCATAATAAATCTTATCATCAGTTTTATAGTTAATAATATCTACACCATTTGCAATTAATCCTATTTTACCAGGTTGAGTTTTTTCATTTAACCCGTTTGTATTATCTCCCGTTATTAAGAATTTAGCAAGATTTTTTTGTGGTCTTATAAAACGATCCTTCAAAGATCTCAAAACAAAAGTGTGTGAGCCACCAACCCCTGGCGATAATGCATAAAACTCCAAATAATCATCAGTTTCAATAAAAGATCTAGAACTGAAAAGAGTGATTTTATTTGTAAAAGTGGAATCTACCTTTACAAAATAAGATGCGCCAGATTGAAGACCTTCTAATGGTGTTGAGTCTGGATAATATATAACTTCATCTCCAGTAATAAATGGAACTGATGAAGGAAATGATATAATATGATAAAGTAAAGTCTGTAAATCCAATCCTTGTAAAGAAGATCCACCCTCACCATTTGGTATGGTAGATGAAGGAATTTCAACATCAATTTGATAAGATGGTAATGAATTTGACGCAACATAAAAATATTCATCATCAAGATAAACATTCTGCACATCTGATGTTAGAATATTATTACCATATTGTATGGAAGTTGCGGAAGACGTTGCTCTTTTTAATTTTCTTCTTAAATCATAAGATAGCGAAGAATTTGGTGAGAATCCAATAAGATTATCTAATGTAATTTGGCTATTATTATAGTTAATATTAGCAATTTTAGCATTAGAAAAAGCCACATTATTTACAGACCCTCTAATAATAATATCTACTAAGTCACCTTCTCTTAAACTTGATTTATCAATAGTACTGAATAATGTAAATGATGATCCGTTGATAGTTTTTATTTGATATCTAACACTAGTGTTATAAACCCATGAATTTGCAAATATTTCTTTAAAAGTTTTATTTTCATTTGGATTTTTAATCGCAAACCCAATATTTTTTACTGTTATTTTTTCTCCTTCATTTAATTCTTGATTTTTAGTTTTACTAATAAAATCTGAAAGAACTCCAGTAATTCTAATCTTACATATCTTAGATAAATTACCTTCTTCATATCCAAAATACAAATCTTCAGATATAATAGTATCTGTTGTTGATATTGGGTAAGTAATATTTGCACATCCTAAAAACTGATTAACAGTTTTTTCATCATATGAAATAACATTATCTCCAGAAACTATAGATCCAGATTCTGGAAATCCAATAGTAGAATCTACAGTAATAATAGAAGATCCAACTGAAACATCTCCTATAACTTTAGTTTTTGGTGTAATTGTAAAAGTTCCCTGAATACTGTCACTATCAGCAAATCCTAAAAATAAGTCAATTCTATAGAATATTTCTCCCCCTCTAGATAAAATTTCTACGTTTGAAATAGATGCTTTAGTTTCTTCATCATTTTCTCTATAAAGAGTTTGTCCAATTAATTTAAGAGGGTTACCACTAACATTTTTAGCTACAACAATTTCTCTTCTTAAAAATTGTGCTGATGATGGTCTTAAAAGTAAATTATCTAAATTAATTATTTTTGGAGTTTCTCCAAAAAGAACATTGAATAAAATTCTGAATGATTCTTCTGTACCTTTCGATTGATAGAATGTTCTGGCTTCCTTTATAAAATTACTTACATCTAAACCATCAACAAATTCAACATTTTCTAGTCCAGGAGTCAGAGACGTTTTTAATTTTTTATAAAACTCTTTAAGAAAACAAACACTTAAATTTTCAACCTTGGAAGAATTTGTATGAGTGCTTGCCGACGTAGTAGAAAAAACTAATTCTTCTTGGTCTAGAGCAGATCGACAACTGGTTACACCAGAGAATCCACGAACACATCCAGTAAAACTTGTTGCAGTGGAATCGGTATATGTAATAATCTCATCATCAATTTTTAATAGACCATTTTTAGGTGGAAATCCCTTAGTGCTATTTACAAATATTTCACTATCATTTAATCCAACAGAAGAAGTCAATGTCGTATATCCAGACATTGCTTCTGGTGTAAGATTATCAAGTTTTAAATATAAATCTAAGTTTTCTGCAATATCCGCTGCCCCACCAGGAAAATCTTGTGAAAGATAATACTGTTTTAAAAAATCAACCGTTTTTGGACTTTCGCTAAGTAAAAACTCTGGAAGTTGACTTTCGATTATTTGACCGACTTTAACTCTCGCATCAAATCCAGTTGTAATCATATTATCTCCTCGTTAATTCTCCGTTTGAATAACTTGATGTAACTTTAAATCCAACACCAGATATTTGCTCACCTGAAGATATAGTATCCTTAACCATATTTATCTTACTATTAGAAACGTCTAATGATAGATAAAGATCCTTTAATCCAACAACATCATTTGATTCTGGAAATGCCTGAACTTGCACTATATTGTTTGGTAGTATTGTGGAAGTAATCTGAACTGGACCTAAAAGAATTTCTCCCGTGGTATAATTGACTGTCCCAACTCTGTTGTTAACAACTCTATATTTTGTAGTTTCTTCATCAAGAGTTACAATTGATATAATCCCAGATCCATTCCCATTTGGAGTGTCAGTCAAGAAACAAGTATTATTCTCTCCAAAAATAGTAAATCCAGTACTCTTAATATTAAATCCCTTTGGATTAATATGAAACTGGTTCCCAAAACACAGTTCATATTGTGCAAATCTATTAATTGAAGCATTCAGATTTCTTCTCATAATAACTTTCGTAATATTTGAGGTAATAGCAGCATCTGCATTATCAATCAATTGAAGTATTTTACTATACTTAAATCTTCCACCAAATTTGTTCATATCAAGAGATTTGGAATACGCATCAACTACATTAAATACTGTTGTTTTTAGATTGTCTATATTTGTAACTTGTGAAGAGTTATAATAAACATAACTCTCAAGTTCAACATAAAGAACTTTAAGATCAATAATTTCTTGTTTAATACCAACAAGAGAATATCCTGACAACTTGTTTAATATAAACTGTTTATCAAAATCAGAAACAAAATCTCCATTTTTTGGTTTAATACTAATTAAAACTTTTCCATATTGTGGTGGATTTAATTCATCTCCACCAACCACAGAAACTGATTCTGTATTTGGATAAATTGTTTGAATAACAGACTCATAATCCCTACTAGTAACTGCTCTATATTGTGATGAATATAATCTAGGTGCAAAATATTTGACTGAATCAATACTTTCTATTTCTCCACCGTTCTGAGCATTTCTAACAGTATTAACCGAAATTGATCCTGTTGGAATAACAAGTTCACCTACTGATCCTCTAACTGTTCCAGCATAATCAAATGAGCTTGGACCATTTCCGTCTTCTCCATCAGTTATAATATATGTGACTGTAATGATAGATCCATTTTCTATTTTTTTACCAAAAAATCCATCTCCAAATAACAATTCATATTTTTCATCTTTAATTTCTTGTATTAAATAAGTCTCAGATATAGATTTAATGTTTAAAATATTATCGATTTGTTTATATTCTTTACCCTCTCCACCGTCCGATAAACCTTTAACCTTAACAAGAATCGTAGAAGTATCAATAAATGAGTTATCTAAAATAAATCTTTGATCTAGAGATCCATTTACAACAAATTGTTTTTTGAGAAGTGTTCCTTGATATACATTAAGTGGTTCACTTGTGGTGCCAAAGTTGGCAACGCCATTTACAATTGTTGTTGTAATTGGTTCTGGAATTGAGAAAATATATGAACTATCATTTGTATTACCTACACACACCAGTCCCGCCTGTAGGGTGAGTGTTGCTGACGTAGAGGATGTTGGGATACTGAAGTAAACCTCTGCCCTTGCTGCCGTTCTAGAGCGGGGTACGTACCCAATGTTGCGAGCTAAAGAAACAACATTTTCACGAATGGTTGCCGAATCGAGGAAAGCCTCATTGGCAACCATATTTGTGTTAAATGCAGTAATATATGTGTTATACGCTAGAGTGTCGATTAAGATTGAAAAGTTTGATCCCTCAAAGTCAAAATCCGTGAAATTCGAATTTGCACGAAGATAATCTTTGATGGACGTTTTTATTTGATCAAAATCTAGATTTGTAAATTTTGTAAAAGGCATTTTACCTAGTTGCCTCTAATATGAACGTGAATTGTTGTGCTGGAGTTTCTTGACCAAGAATATCAAAAGCTATATCAACTGTAAAAGTATTTGAGTCTGGTTCTGGTTTCACTTCAACGATCAAACCAGTAACTCTAGGCTCATAACTTTTAATCGATGTAATAATTTGTTCACGAATAATTGCTGCTGTACCAAAGTCAACAAATTCAAACAAACTTTGTGTTATTTCGGATCCAAGAGAGGAATTAAAAACTCTTTCTGTTGGAACTGTTTGAACTAAATTTCTAACCGAACGGATAATTGCCGATTCATTTTTAATGATCGGCAAATCCTTAGTAACAGGATGAGGATCAAAAGATAAACTAATATCTTTAAATCCCCTTGATATCCTCTGTACAGGCATTTATAGGATATAAATTTCTAAATTTATTTATGTCTACTTCCAGGATTCTCCGTAGTGTGGTTCTGTTCCATATTCCCAATCGTCATAATCTTCATCATTTCTAATTTTTTCATGCAACTCATACTGTTTTTTAAGATCATGCTTGGGTGCAAGATCATGCATTACTTCTTGAATAACCCTTTTTGGTTTAACTTCATCATAATCGGTAATTAATTTTGTGGTTCCCCACACTTCTCTCATGTAGTTGGGGTCTCTATCGGTTGGTGAATTAGACATTTTAGCTCCTGTTTTAATGAATAAAACAGAACTTTTATAAAGGAGGTTGCTATCTCCCTATTTCTATTTAACGATCTACTTCACGTATCGAATATGAGTCCGAATTGAGGTATTTTAAGATTTCCAAGGCAATTAAGCGTGGGTTTCCTTCACCACAAGTATACACATCCACCGCTAAACACCCATTTTCAGGCCAAGTATGGCAAGAAACATGACTTTCTGCAAGTGCAATCACGATTGTACATCCCTGTGGATCAAAATGATGCAAAAAAGTGTTCAAAATCTCCATTTTTGCACGTTGAATGCCTCTAATCATGGCATTTTGAAGTGATTTTGAATCATTAATTGTCTCTGAGGCAATATTATACACTTCTAAGAGCAAATGTTTGCCCATTGAATGCTGTTTCAACTTATTTTAACTAAAAATTTATTTATTTTTGATCCAAATTAGTAATTTTATACATGTAATGGTCAGAAGTCTCAAATTTTCTCTTATTTTCCACTGAATATGTTGTCATATCAATTTCATATCCTGGATTTTTATCAATTCTATTAAATGTCCATGCGTTATCGTACCAAATAATGCGATTATTTGGGTAAGCATAGTAATTTCCAGTTTCAACTTTGAATAAATGGGCACATTTATGTTCAGGAGTTTCTGAAAAATTAAGATCTGGCACTCCTTTATTTTCCCAGGACCAATCAAGAGTAAACATGTAAGTTCCTATTACTTTTTTTCCGTCTGGACGAATTAAATCTGCTTGTAATCCAGCAAGACGGGCACGTTTTTGAACATCAATGTAAGGAGAAAAGCAGTCCCAATACATAATGTCTTCTAAAGGTTCAATTGGCGCATCAGATTTCCAACAAAAAGCATGAAGAGGGCGTCGAGTCCAATTTACACCATTCTCAAGAAATGCCTCAAATAAAGGAACTCTTTTCTCAATACTTGCAACTGAATGTACATCACATTTAGTTACTTCACCATGTCCTTTCTGATGATTAAATAGAAACTCATTACGGATATAACAAGACCAATCTGGTAGACTATGGTTTAGGTATGCCACTATGTTTTACCCTGTCCTCTATATTTCTTTCGTGCTTTATTACGAGACGAAGCGGCATATTTGGTTCCCATCCCATTTCCTTGACGAGACTTTTTAGGAGGACCAGGAATATAATTAGTTTTATTTAAACCAACTTTAGATTTTACAGCCATTAATAATTCCTCAGAATTTCAGTACGAATGCTTTTGGGACTTGGAGAACCTGTCTCATAATACTGGATTGCCAGATCCTCCATAAGGTCAAAATATTCTTCCTCTGTGAGATGAGAGAACACTCGTTTATTTCCCACATAGATGTTATATCTTTCTTCTGTTTGCATGTGAATCAGATTATGCGAGTTTTTTCGTGTCCAACGCGAACGCGAGGATCACACCAAATCTCAAATCCTGCTTCTTTTGCATCAAGACAGAATGAAACATCTTCACCACACATATCTTGGACATCACCACTCTCAAAAACTTGCATCTTTGGAGCAAACCAAGGATACTTCATTTCAGAGTGTTCGAACACACCATTCTTAATCAGAAGCCAACCAAATCCAGTATAATCAACAGTAAATGGTTTACGACGTTTTGAGATACTCTCAATAGTTTCGTGATTCATTACACCACCGTTATTACGAAAATCATCTTCTTCTAACCAGTGAGCAACGGATGTAGTACGACCATCTTCGGTACAGTACCAACCTGCTGCAATATCTTTATCCATTAATACGAGTTGCCAGAACTTCTCAGTATTAAAAACGATGTCACTATCAATCCAGAGTTGATAATCATAAGGTAGTTTTCCATCCCAAGGAACTTGATCAGGACCACGAAGAACATTTGCACCTAAACACTTGCAACGTGCAAAGTTCACCATCGAACTGTAGTCTTGAGAAATCTGAATGCTTGCACCCGCTTGAACCAGATCAAAGCAGAGTTGTACAAAACTCTTCAGATATGTATAAGAAACTCCTCTACCTGGGAGGCAAAAAACAACACTTTTGCCTCTGATCATTTCTTTGGCAAGATCGTAATCAAATTCTTCAGTTGGGTTGTTTCTGGCAACTACAGGTGTTTTTGCTTTAACAGTAAATCCTTTAGCCATAATTGTTTGTAATTACATTTCAGATCATAACATATTATATAGAGAAACGTCAAGAAGGGTCATATTCTGACAACACAACTTCATCGCCCTCAAGATCGAACTTAATTTCAGTATCTTCATACCAAGATAGTTCATTAGCGATCCACTCAGGAATTATAACATAATACTCACCAGTAATTGGATCTACACTGATTGCCTTAATATTATGGGAATTTTTTTTCATCCGCAGTTAATATTGTTTTATTTTTCGGTATTATATAGCGACCTTGTGAGTATTTTTAACTACCGAAAAAATTTTTATCCCCCTTGTGTATTTTTAGCTAGCTTTGGTAACACTTTATAGATTAGGGTAGTTAGGCGTTTTTATAAACGCGGCCCCGCGCCGACCGCGCAACCCGCACGGGGCCACTGCGGTCACGAACGCTCAGCACTGCCTCAGCGCACGTCTGCTAAGGCGCTGTTGGCGGTGCTCATACGGGTGGCACTGCTGCCAGCGGCGCCGCCATGAGTGCGGACGCGGGTGCTGCCGCCTTTGATCCGATCCACCCAGCGGTTGGATGCAGCACCATGAGCAGTGGGCAGGCGGTGAAGGGTCAGAGCACCTGAAGCGATGGCGGCGTTCAGATCAGCGGCGGTCATCACGGTGAGGGTGGTCATCGGTGTGGTTGTGAACTGAGAGAATTGTAGCACGAAGTGGAGGGTGGTGGGTCAGTACCCGTTGAGGAAGTCGTGCAGTGCTTCCTGGTATTCTGCCTCAGTGTGGAAGGTCCGAGCACCGATCACGCAAGGGAAAGTCCGCTTAGGGGCGGGTGCCTTGCTGGGCTCCTTGCCCTGGGAGAGGATCTGTTGCACGTAGGGATTGGTTTTGTTCATACCCGTATTGTAGGGGTTCAGGGGGGGTTTGGGAGTGGTTGTGTGCCACCTCCTCAGGTGTCACTCTTCGTCGTCCTCATACCAGGCGGCGGATTCGAAGTCGTCCTGATCCTCAACGGGCAGGGCGTCGCGGCGCACCAGCTCCACATAGCAGGCGTCGTACTGAGCGTCGTCGTGGTTGACGTTGGCGTCGTCCATCAGGGAAACCAGTTCGGCGTCAGAGAGGGAAGCGAAGGCGGTCATCGGTGGTTGTCTGAACTGAGATCAGTATAGAGGGTCGGCAGGGTCAGTCGCGGTCGCTGATGTGCCAGACCGTCGATTGGACCATAGGCGCCTTGCCTGAGCGGATTGCCTCCCGCTGTGCTTCCTCCTGCTGCATCCGCTGCAGGTAGGATGCCATGACCGCCTGGCAGATGGGGTCGGCCGCAGCGGCGTCGTTGATCAGGAAGGCGCCGCCGTGAGCGGGTTGGAGTGGTTTCTTCATGCTGTCAGTATAGAAGCAAAAGGGAGGGGTCGTCCCCCTCCGTTGTGCCACTATCAGAATTGGAAGCGGTCGGCGTAGATCTGCTCCAGGCGGTATGCCTCCTCCTCCCGTGCCTCCTCCTCCAGGTTGCCCTCCAGGGTTTGGCGGCAGTGGATCAACTCATGGATCAGGGTCACCACGTACTCAGAG